TTCGTGTTGTTAGTTTTTAATTTTGGAAACACACCATCACCACAAATAGTTTTTATTTAGCCACTGGAAGTAAATACTACATTGCTTAAAGTTGCTTGGGGAGCAACGACATTGGAAAGGGATACAGTTGTATTTACACCTGTCACATTACCATTTAAAGTCAAATTGGAAAGAGTGGCAACAGCGTCAGGACCAGACACTACAGCACCAGAGCTTAATACAATATTGGAAAGAGTTGAATTAGGGGCAATCACATTGGAAAGAGTAGCATTGGTATTAACACCAGTTAAATATCCGTTAAGGGTCAAGTTGGAAAGAGTAGCATCGGTATCGGGACCAGACACAATTGCACCAGAGCTCAATACAACATTGGACAGTGTGGACTGGGGAGCAACAACATTGGAAAGGGAAGCAGTTGTATTAACACCAGTTAAGTTTCCGTTTAAGGTCACATTGGAAAGAGTTGCTACGGTATCTTGACCAGTTACAACAGCACCGGAAGCCAGCGTCACATTGCTTAAAGTGGAAAGAGGAGAAATAACATTGGAAAGAGTTGCAGTAGTGTATGGTGCTGATAAAGATCCACCAGACAAAGTTAAATTAGACAATGTAGAATTAGCAGCCAAGTTAGTCAAGCTTCCGGTAATAGTTACGTTTGAAAGAGTAGCAGATGCTTCGGGTCCATACAAGGTTGATTGTAAATCGACATTTGATAATGAAGCATACGCATTTGTTAAATTAGATAATGTAGCAGATGCAGTAGTACCAGTAATAACTGCACCAGAGCTTAATGTTACATTGCTCAAGGTAGAAAGAGGAGCGAGCACATTAGCAGCAGACACAACAGAGATATTGGATAAACTGACATTGCTGAAGTTAATTAATTGAGTAGGAGATGTAATGGTCTTTACATTTAGTACAGAACCACTTAAATCCAAGTTACTTCCAGTAGGAGCAGATATAGTTGGCACTAACATCCCTCCGTTAACCACAAAACTTGCCATCGTTGGTATGGTATTAATACCAACGTTACCATTGCTGATAAAGATGCTGTCTAATAAAGATGTTGTTGTGAATGTAGTAGACATTTCTAGTTAATAGATTAGAATAAATTTTTACATTCACCAAAAAAAGAAATAAATGCGAAGTGCTAAATTTAACTGTAAATAGATAATCCAGATAATGTTGCGACTGCATCGTCTCCTGCAATAACACCACCAGGACTCAAGGTCACATTAGACATAACCGCATTTGGTACGGTAAGATTTGAACTTAAAAGAGTTAAAATGTTGCTCAAACCTATACCACTAACATTGATGTATTGACCAGGAGATGTAATAGATGTCACATTTACAACAGAGCTACTTAAGTCTAAATTGTAACCATCCGGAGCAATAATATTCGGTACTTGCAATGTTCCATTTACACTAAGAGAATTTGACGGATTACTTGTATTTACACCAACATTGCCTTCACTAGTAACAAAAATTGTATCAAATAACGAAGAAACTTTAAAGTTGGACGTCATCTATTAATATGTTATACAAAGTTAAATTGAAGAAACGTTTCGATGTACTAGAAACAGGATGTAGCTGGATTTATTTGTGAGCGTATACGTCTTTAAGAGCTGTAGTTATCGCATTTTTTTCAACAAGTTTAAAGAAAGACTTTAAAAGGTCTATATTAAAGTTTGCAGTCTTTGCCGCGCCATCAAGTTCAATAGTACCGCTATTACTGTATATCATGTATTCCTCGTTATCTGTAAACTTAACGATGTCAAACTGACATATTCCATTTGTGTCAAAATATGCAGACACAGTCCATCGACCATCTATGAATTTTGAATTTGGAATTGGAATTCTTGTAATCACAATATGTTTTTGGAAAATGATTTTGTTTTCCAGTTCAAATGCACCCGCCTCTGGTTTTTGCCACTTAGACCTTAATAATACATCTCGAACATGACTCTTAACTTGTTGTTTTTTTTGGATGTCAATACCATGACGCGCCATCCTGGAACTTGATGCTAACATTGTAGCATCTTTAACACTAAGATGTCTCGCAATCTCTTTGTATGCATCTTTAGGTAAATTTCTAGACATTACAATACATACACAAAAAATTATTTTGGAGATTCTTATTATTACTGGTAATTTGAGTTAAACAAAGTTAAACGAAGTTAACTTATACTGTACATATCTTTATATTTTGTTATCAATGCCTGTAGAGAAAGGATAGTTTCTATTTCATCTCGTTTTCCTATGTCTTGATTTTTTAGTGCTGTTTCCCTTGCAGGACTAAGATCTGTATCCATTAACTTAAGAGCACACGAGTGTAGATACTTAAAGTTGTCATTGTCAATAGTAAATACAAACGTACCAACTGTTTTCCGGTTTTTAGTCATACATTCGCTTAAGACATCATAAATTGCGAGAAATTCTGATTTACGTTTATTGACAGTTTTCTTGTATGGTAGTTCAGCATTTGTTAACGTATCTCTTGTAATAATGTAGTTTTTATCTCTTTTTACAGAACAATGTAGAGTTTGTTTTTCAACAAGGGGATCCTCCTTCTTTTTGTTATCGGACTTTTTAGGTTTCTCAGCAGCAACTTTTCGTTTTTTTAGTACAGGTTGGAGAAACGGTGAAAACAGTATATCCTCAACCTCTTTTTCCATCAAATTTTGAATCCGATTCTTACGTTTGGTTTCATCACAATACAGCTTATGCGTTTCCATCTCTATATCCATTTGCATCCAGTAGCCAGGTGGATAATTGTAGTCAGGTAACGTTTCAACACACAGCGCATACAGCTGACATATCGGTTTCATCAATTGATGAACAATGTAAAACTGATAATCTGGTACCAAATTGTGCTCTTTTATGTAATCCGGATGTTCAATTCGATCGCCTTGTAGTTCTGCATTTGGTGCATTGATATAAACATAAGGGATCCTTTCATTCACCATTGGTCTATTACCATTGTCGCGCTCACCAATTCTGTCAGCAAGAACACAGTGCGCAATTTTGGACGGATCTTTGTATTCTGCTTTCAATGTTTTCGATACTATAAGATCTTCAATAGGGTATTTACCATCAATCAAATTCTGCAGTTGCTCTTTCAAGAATTCTGTAGACATTTGTAGGTCTTGTGAATTTAGTAAAATGTTAATAATACCACCATAAATCTTTTTGACAATTGGAGCATAGTCGCGCCGCTTTAAAGCAATGCCCATAGACTTCTGTTTCGGTTTACTATCTGGATCATCTTCATACAGATTACCAACATACCTCTTCTTACTAAATAGGATAAAAGGATACATTGTTTTTTCGTATGCAAGTGTCTGATATTCTGGTAAAACCGCTTTGATTTCTTTTGCTGCTTTTTGTCCAGCTTTAATGGCGCCAGGAAGCGCTTGTTTTCCTTTTAGTATGTTTCCTTGTTCATCACACACAGGAAATTTACAGAAAATACTGTCTGTATCTCCATAAATTACTCGCGCATTGTATCTAGTTGTAACAAAGTCTTTAGCAATACTGATCATCTCTCTTCCAGTTGCTGTGGTTGCTGCTGCAATCTCTTTTAAGTAAATAGGACTTGTACGTGATCCACATTGCCCATACAAACTGTTTGCTGTGATTTTATATGCCAATTGTCTAGCATCAAGAATCGCCTTCTCGGTGTCTGTAAATGTATCTGTCATCGAAAAAATGTCTGATTTTTTAATTGTGGTTTTTGTTTTGGTGTCAATATCTTGAATTGTAATTTGCTCTTCTGTATCTTCTATGACTAGTCCAATGTAAGTGTTGTTAATCGTTTTATATTCTATCTTTTTCCGAGTTGTTTTACGAGCATCTAGAAGCATCATAAGAATACTTGGAATAACTCCTTTTTTGCCATCTGGCAACTGCGCAAACATACATGTCTGTTTTCCAATAACCTCTTTTTTACTATTGTGTACTTCGTATTCAACGGGTAAGTACTGAATTCCTTCGATGTTTAGATATTTCGGATCCATCACATAACAATCGTGAGAAATATTGCGAGATATCATACTTGATGGATAAAGACTATTGTAATCCAGTACAACAATAGGATCATCTAGATACATTCCTGTTTCTGGTTCAAGTACAATGGCACCTTCGTATCCAGATTCTTCTTCTGTATCGCCATCTTCCCTAACACTTAGCACTGGGATGACAAAGTTCTTCTCTCGACATTCTTTCGCAACAAGACTGAAAATCTTGATTCCTTGTCCACGCATAAATAGGAATTTCAAAGGAACATAGCATACATTACCCATACCAATGTTATTTTCAAGTACTTTACGATTATGCAATAACCTATTCACTAAAACACAATCCTGAATACAGTACTTAGCAATTTCTGCACGATCGTCAGCATCGCCTTTAAATTTCGAGAATATTTCATGTGGTTTAAGATCGCACTTGTTTTCTTTTAGAAACGTACTTGCAACTGCATCTAGTTTATAGGAATCCAGTTTTTCATCACGTTGAGTTACTTTCAATTGATCAATGCATACAATACCATCCAAGTCGATAATATACATCAAATTATCTCCTAGCGCTGAACTGCTCAACCTTTTGATGTCCAGCGATGTTTTACGATTAATAATTCTTCCAAGACCAACTGAAAAATTGTCAATTGCTCCAGTTTCAATAGCACGTTCATACATATATTTCATATCAAAACCGAAAATATTGTATCCAATAAGAATATCAGGATCTAACCGTGTGATAAATTCCTTCCAAGCTAATAGTAGATCCTTTTCGCTGTCATATGTTTCTACATCCACATTTTCAATGTCACTGCAACTGCCCAGTGTAACAATGTGTTTATAAACGATCTCATCTGAACCGTAACGATTTACTGTAGTACCTATTTGAATGATGGGATCTCCTTGAAGTTCTGGTAAAGCAGCTGTTAATATTTTAGTCAGTTGTTTAGGATCAACACAAGTTTCAGTTTCTTCGATATCTTTTTCTTCGCTGTCAGCGTTGCTGTTGCTGCTGTCAGAATCAAGACAATTAATAACTTTATCCAGGAAATCGTCTGTTAATTCTGGTAAAACCGGTTTTTTGCTTTTGAAGTAGAGTTTATGTAATATAGCGTATTGACTCACTTTGATGTCTTGGCTATTAGCTTTGACGAGGTCAGTAATCCATTGTTTAAGAAGCTCTCTTGTAACTTTGACGGTAGAACTTGCGGCAATTAAATCACAAGCCAGTTTTTTATAATCTTTCTTCGCAACTGGAAAATCACCATGACTACTTGTACACTCAATATCAAACGATGCTATGAGTAAAGGAGCAATTTTATTGTAATTAAGCGAAACAATGTCTTTATAGAAAATTTCTACATTCCATTTTGTACGAGTAAAATTGGTGTTGTCTATCATGTATTTTCCAGCAGGTAGTTTGACCCATCCGCACGGTTGAATATTTTTCTCGTGAATGAAACGGAGATAAGGATCTAAATTGCTTTCACAAATCTTGAACGTTTTGGAAGCCATAAAATACTTCTTAAGAATATTGAACAAAGCCATTGTTGTAACTTGGATTTTCAAGTATGGATAAAGAGTATCATTTGTAAACCCCATAAACTCTTTGCGCCTCACAATTTTAAGGTAATTCCGATGATCGTGAAATTTTTTGGGAATCACAGTACCTTTATAGGATTCTTGTTGTTTTTTGCTTTTATTGTACCATGTTTTGTCAACAGTTTCGTATTTTAATTTATTTTCGAGTTCTTTAGCGTGTTCTTCTGGAGAATTTAACCAAGATTCTGGTGGTTTGACAAAGAAATATGGCATGAAACCAGTAATCTTTGTACAAACAGTAGTGCCTGTATCAGTCGTGCCAAACATATATATAAGATAGTCATTTGGAGTAGTTTCTACAGTATTCTTATCCGAATCTGGAATATACCAATCGACAATTTGAAACTCAATAGACCCTCGTGGCTGTGGGAAGGATTCAGACTCATCGCGAGGAAATAACATAAACTTGTCTTATTCCTTTAACTTGAGTAATTTTTAAATAAAAGTCTTCAATTTTTTGTAGAGTGATGGAAACTACATTAGCAGTAACACTTGTGATAGCTGGTATGATTGGGTTTCTAATATATGACACGTATTTTTCTGCACATTTAGAACCAGTAGAGAGTACGATAGATCACCACACGTATTATGTGCGTGAACTTCCCGATAAACAAAAAGCTGCAGACAATCTTGCAACAATTAGAAAAAATATAGAAACATTAATAGAGCATTTAAAGAAAACTGCTCCTGACGATATCAGAACCAAAAATTTAGCGACAAACTTCAATGGTGATAATATGTCTGAAGCACCTGCTAATAATCAATATACTAGTTATACAATTAACAAGGGTGAAAAAGTAGTTGTTTGTCTTCGGTCAAAAGAAAATAATTCTTTAGTTGACATAAATACTATGATGTTTGTAATGTTACACGAAATGACACATATCGCAACAGATAGTTTGGGGCATACACCAGAATTTTGGGATAATTTCAAATGGGTTCTACATGAGTCAATTAATATAGGATTGTATCGTGCTGTCGATTATGCCAAAAAACCTCAAGAATATTGTGGCATGAAAATAGAATCAACCCCGTTGTAAACTTCGTTTACTCCGTTGTCAACCCCGTTGTAAACGAACAATCTAAACACCCGTGCTTCCGAATCCTTGCATTCCGCGTGTAGTATCTGTACCAGTACCGTTTTGCTTGAGGGCTTGTAGGTGTTCATAAGAAACTTGAGCAACATCATTTGGTATGTAAATTTTCTCGAAGATTAGTTGAGCAATTCGATCACCTGGTTGAATCTGAAAAGGTGTATCAGAATGATTGAATAATACGACTTTAATCGAATTTGCATAAGATTCGTCTACGACACCTGCAAGTACGTCAATTGCGTTCCGTACCGCCAATCCAGAACGAGGAGCAACTCGCCCATAACAGTCATCTGGCATAATAACAGCAATTCCTGTTTCCACAATGCCTTTAGATCGCGGCTGAATAGTTACCGATTCACATGAACTTAAATCCATACCCGCATCAGTCTTGTGAGCTCTTACTGGAAACACTGCATTAACATTTGTCTTAGCGAATGAAAACATAACGAAGTGTAAGTAACGAAGTGTAACGCAGTGCAAGTGTAATTAAATTAACTAAGTTTAATTCTTAAATTCATTTTTTTATATATTTATAATTTTTCTTTGAAGTTCAAAGTTGGTTGGTGGTTCATTTGTTACTTGGTGTTGTGGAGCGCTTCTTGGCATAAATTTAAAAGCATCATAACCCCACAACTCTCCTACCATATTACTTATATGTGAAAGTATTCGCTGTTCTTTTTTATCCCAAGGATTGTGTGTGTCTGTACTTGCTTCTATACAATACGGTAATCCCCATAAAAACCCTTGTTTCTTCGATTTTTCAGAAATGAGGTACAATTGAAAATTGGTATTTACTATAGGGTTATCGCTGTAATAGCATAGATAAAACCCCCATAAAAACCAATCCGGGTCTCCATTTCCTTGACCTTCGTTGGGTGAAGGCCAGTTAGTAGGTAAAGGTAATTTGAATTTCTTTCGAGAAAGGTATTCGGTACATAGACGTAAAGCAACAGTATTTTTGTCTTCACATAATTTCACAAAAGAACTTAATAAACGTGAATAAAAAGGAAAGTTTGGGTCTGTTGGTAAAGGTAATATCTTTCCAAAAGTCGAATAGTATTTAAAGTCAAGTGTAGCATCTTCTGGAATGAATTCTTTAATTTTACTTCTTAAGCAAGCTAACGTTTGAGGTACATACATACCTGAACTTGACGTTAAAACTGATTCTTGAGTTCTTGAATAAATTATACATAATTTACTAGTTAATAATAAAGCATCTTTAACCTTTACATTATTAGAAGACAATATCGCAAACAAATGTTCATTGATATCGATTATAGCTTTGCTACTTACACCATTACTCAAGTCGAGGTGTTGTTCGTTTAGCAACCGCAACCAAGAGTTTTCTAAGTCTTCAATTGCTTTTCCAGCAGTCTTTAAACACTGTACAGTATATTTTAGACATTTTGAATAATCTGAGCTTTTAACTAAACTGTCCAGTTGCATAACGTTAATTATACTTATATATCTAACTGAATTTAAGTTAAGTATAAAAAACGATTTAGATTTAAAAGTAAATTTTATATATAACTATATTAGGCAAAATTTGATGGAGCCTTTTCTTGTTGAAGAGAGCAGTCGTTATGTTATGTTTCCTATCAAGCATCCAGATATCTTTAAGATGTATCAATTAGCATATTCTGCTTTCTGGGTACCTGATGAAATTAACTTTACACAAGATCAAAATGACATTGATAAACTTAATGAAAACGAGAAGTATTTCATTACACATATCTTAGCCTTCTTTGCAGCCAGTGACGGTATTGTTATGGAAAATCTAAGCAATAGATTCTCCAACGAAGTACCTATTCCTGAAGTGAGAGCATTTTACGCTTTTCAAAATGCAATTGAAGCAATTCATAGTCACACTTATAGTTTACTAATTGACACTTATGTTAAAGACGAAACAGAAAAGAATAGTCTCTTCAATGCTGTGCGTTCTTTCCCAGCAATTCGTGAAAAGGCTGAATGGGCAACAAAATGGATCGAAAATGACACGGCACCATTTGCACAAAGACTAATTGCCTTTGCAATTGTAGAAGGTCTATTTTTCTCAGCAAGTTTCTGTGCCATTTTCTGGCTGCGTAGTCGCGGGATCCTTCCTGGATTAAGTTTCGCAAATCAATTGATTGCACGAGACGAATCTCAACATACTGACTTTGCTTGTCTACTGTATTCCAAACTTCAAAATAAAGTCGATTACAATACTGTCGAAAAAATGATGAAAGAAGCTGTTGATATCGAAAGACGATTCATTACAGAGTCGATTCCATGCAGTATGATTGGAATGAATGCTACTTTAATGATCCAATACATCGAATTTATTGCAGATCGGCTAATGACATCTCTCGATCCTAAGTATCCTAAGATCTTCAATTCTAAGAATCCCTTTCCATTTATGGAAATGAGCGCAACAGATACAAAAACATCTTTCTTTGAAGCCCGTGTTGCAAGTTATGCTAAACCCGTCAGTTTTATTGACAGTCAAACAACAACAAAAACTAATGAACTTGTTATCAATACAGACGCTGAAGACTTTTAAGCGATCGCTGTCGCTGTGTACGCTTCGCTTTCGCTGTCAAAGTGTTAATTTATCCTTGTATTTGCATAAACGTTTATAACATTTTGTAATTGTTACTTCGCTCACTTCACATACTTCTGCAATGTACTTTTTAGTTATTTCTATTTTTTTAGCAACGCAATAGAAATATATTGCTCCTGCTGCAACCGATGTTGGTGCATTTTCGCTGACGATTTCTAACTCATCTAACTGTTTTGCGAATTTCTTGCATTCTTGTATGTCATTGTAATTCATATTCAAATTTGATGCGAATCGCGCAATGTAATCATCAGAGTTTGATGTATCTACATTAATATTTAGTAAATTTTGAAACCGCGAATTACCCTTTGTTAGAGTAATCGGGTCAATGCGAAACATTCTCGCAATTTCTTTATGACTTCTAGGTATCTTATTCATTAAACACGCATAGTATATACAAGATGCAATTAGCCCCTCTTTGTTATCCCCTCTACTAATTTTTTTGTCGCTTGCATTTTTATATAACACTTTTGCATCGTCCAATATTTTTGATGGAATACCCTTATTGATTGTATTTATAGACAACTTATCAAAAACATTGTATAGTGTTCGTTCCCAATATGGCATAGAATTCCACATTTGATACATTCGTATCCGTCTTATGTCTTTTCCATCTCCTTTTCTACTTGAAATAACTGATCCAAGTGAACTCTTTGGTAAAAGCTCATTAGTTGGCATCCCACACCTCGATGGGTCATCATTTTTAGAATCTGAGCCATAATAGCGCCATTCTGCACGAGTATCAATGATAATACTTTGCAATGTATGACAATCTTTACATACTTTGTTGTTGTCAATTGTCAAAAGATTCCTATTTCCACAGCATTCACATAATCCATCATCTATTAAGAGTGTACGATCACTATGACTACCATCTGGTTTTAAAGATGACAATAAATCAAACAAATCTTCATCTGTTGTTTCCATCTTTAAAACATATAAAACTCTTAATTATCTCCTTAAATCATTTTTTACAGAACTCGTACTTAGATGAAAATTGGTGCACGAATTTTTCTGGGATCTCTTCAAACGAAATGAGCTTTTTGTTTCTGATGTAATTCGTCACACACTCTGCACTTTTTGTAGCAAACCATTTTAGCAATTCCTCTTCAGACATTGTAACTAGTTTTTCAATTGTTTTAACCCCAATTTTGGCACATACCTTAGGTATATTATCTGATACGTCACCTTGAATGATTTTAAGTAGTCTGTCTTTTTGTGGATCACCACAACTTCTGGTTTCCAGATTTACTTTATTCATGTTGTATATTTCAATCTTGTTGGGTTTACGTAATTGGAGGTAGTCATTGTCATTTGTAATAATAATGATTTGAATGTGACTGTGCAATTTTAACAGCTCGTTGGTGCTTAAATAAATCGTATCATCCGCTTCTAAATGGTCACATTTCAATTGGGTGTAATTTAGTGTACCTAGGTATTCATGAAATATAGCAAAAACATTACTATTAAACATTGGATTAACTACTCGGTCTCTATTAGTTTTATAGTAAGGATATATCTCGTGTCTCCATATAGTGTCTCTTGGTACATCTAAACAGAAGATTAAATTACTATTCGGTATTTTCCATTTCTTCTTTAGCTTGTTGATGTCGTTTAATATGTGGCGCTTAAATGCATCAATGAACTCGGCGTTGTTGTGTAACGTATTGTAATTGATTTCGCTGTTTTTGTATCTATACCACTTCAATGTAGCGGTGTAGCGGTATAACATGAAATAACTTGTGTCAACTAAAACCACATTTGCATCGGTGTCAACCGCAATAGACTTTTTCATGTTTACGTTTACTTTACTCTTTAACTGTACTCTTTAATTCATTTTTTCTATCAATTGTTGTAAAAGATATATAACTGATAGAATTCCAGCACCAGTAGGTATATCGTTTTTCAGTTCCATTCGTAAGTCAAAGTGAACAAAATTTTTCACAGTTGCGAAGCTATTTAAAAACAGTGCAGCCATAAATGCATCACAAGGTAAACTAATATTAATTTGTTTTATATCAGCAACGGCACTTTCCAATTTGTCAGTATACTGCAACCATCTCGGCATAATTAAAAGATTCTCATAGGATCTGTCACTCGCTCGATTGATCATTTTCTCAACAATTGGATTTGAAGCAAATACATATGCTGTCGAAAAGCAATTTACAATTTCCGCATTTCCTGTTAATGTAGAAAGCTCAATGATCGTTTCTGGTTTGTATTTTGCTATAGCGTACGATATTGTATCTGCCAATATTAATCGCCCTTCCGCATCTGGATCAACTATTTCAACCGTTTTTCCTGAATAAGATTTTATAACGTCACCTGAACGAACTGATGACCCGGACACTACATTGTCGGCATATGGAAACAATCCTATAATATTTACATCTGGATTGTGAGATATAATATATTGAAATGCTCCAAAACCATAAACAGCACCGATTTTATCACATTTCATATTTAACTGGTACTTTATAGGTTTTAGTGAAAGACCACCAGAATCATATGTTATACCTTTTCCTATTATACACACCGTTTTAGCATTTGATTTAGACGACTTATATTCTAGTATAGCCAACCTCGGTTTGTTTACAGAAGACGATCCAACACTTAAAATCAAATTGAGTCCTTCTTTCTTTAACTGCTTTTCATTTAAAACGGTAACTTTAACATGTTTGTTCTTTTTCGCAAAAGCTAGTGCAGCCGAAGCCATGTATTGAGGTGTTGCGATATTTGATGGTAGAATAGCAACCACTCGGCTATGTATAATTATATTTAATCTGTCTATAATATTTTTGTCTATTTCTGTGGAAGATGTAAATACTATCTGCTTTCTTGTTTCATTGGGCAAAAATGTTTGAGTCATATTCTTGAGTATATATTCTAACATTTTGTGTTTTTGTATGCTTTCGTTTAAATTAATAACAAAAGTGTTGAACTCTTTATGAAAAGCTAAAGCAAAATCTATATAGTTATTATCCGAGAGTAATTTATCAATACTAAAATTTGGATAAGTCACAAAAGTTGTGTTGTCTGTTTTTATTATTTTTTTGGATTGCGATACATACTGCAATTGCATCTTTACTATTTGCTTACTTTAAATTTCTAAGCAGCGTTTACTTTTTCCATGATTTGTTGTTTGTCCTCTGCACTTAGAGCTTTCCATTCGGCAGCAACGTCACCCAGCTTAATTTTCTCATTCGGCTTCTCGATCTTTAGTTGCGCCATCCTCCAGGAAATAAACTTTTGATAATCTGTTAGCGCTTTCTTCACTGGTGGTGTCTTGTCGCCTTCTTCTTCCGTTACCGGCTGCTTCTTTGTGGCTTTCTTCTTTTGAACAGGAACCGGTTCAGGTTGAACTTGTTCGGGTTCAGGAACTGGCTCTGGCTCAGCCTTCTTCTTCTTAACGACTTTCTTCTTTTCAACAGGTTTAGGATCTTCTGGCTGGGCTTGCTGTTCAACTGGCGCTTGTGTTTCAACTGGCTGTTGTGTTTCAACTGGTGGTTGTGGGTCAACTTGCGGTTGTGGGTCAACTGGCTGCTGCTGCACTGGTGCGTCTTCGTCTTTTGTCTTTTTTGTAGTTTTCTTCTTCTTTGCTGGTTCGTCTACAGGAACTGGCTCTTCCTTTGAAAGGATATTTACGTCGTCAGGAACGCGAACCCATACTTTAACGCCATTCTTCACAAACGGTGTCCACATTCGATTATCGCGTCCTTTCATATACATATTTGGAATGTCGCCATCTGGAGCATAACCAAGTCCCAGAGGACTCTCCTCTTTTCCAGAATACTTGTACTTGGGGTTGTTAATGCAATCCTTCTTCTCAATAGGCATAGCGAAGCGTGCGACAGCGACAGCGTGCGACAGCGACAGCGTGCGACAGCGACAGCGTTTAAGTGTATAACACTAAAATAATATAAATTCATTTTTTTGTAATTTTTGATTTAATACTTACAAAAATTTGAAAAAATCAATTAAGTTTGGGCTCAAATGGATTCCATGGATATCGATATTCTTGATAGCATTGATAACTTATTCGATATACTTGCTGCGAAAATAAAAAACAATACTCTTGATTCGAAGACTTTGGAAGAGACACGTGACATTGTGAAAATGATATCGCTTCGAACCTTTACGGAATCTGGGGAGTTTTTGATGGAAATTAAAAGTAAAGTAATGTAGCACGTAAACTAATGTCCACTTATTGTAATGAATGTGGCGGAAATTATTAATTTGATGATCTTAATTGATGTATGCATCATTTTGATTATGATATTTCAGTTTTTTACTTTCATAGTAACTGGGAAGTCATTGTTAGGGTTTTGTTTTAGACTTGGAGGACCTGTTGGATTTTGGATAGATCTCATTTGGTATATATTTTTTGGCTTACTTGCTTGTTTATTCTGTATTTTGGTGACTATTAAACTCGGGTTTTACAATCTTTGGAAACTGATTAAACGATTCGCACCCAATTTCCCTATTCCATTTAAACGTATACTTCTCCGCATTCCACCTTTTCCTCAATTAGAAGCTGCACGTATTTTTGCGCTCTTTGATGGTGTATTTGGAACAATGTATGGCAGAGGACCATTAAGTAAACGTTTTGTTGGTTTATTTAATATAATTGGTGACTTTGTACAACACAATATGACAACAATAGCCCATAAAGTTGAGAAAAAAATAGGTAAACATAATTTTGACAACTCGAAACCTGAAAAAGATGATAAAGGCGATTCAGCATTTTCTGAATCCGAGCAAAGAATGATAAACGAACAAATGCAACAATGTTTACATGAAAACTTAATTCCAATAACAAAAGATATGTCTGCATCTGACAATCAAACTGCTCAAATCCAAAACAACCTCGTAAGTGTTAAATGTCAAATGAATCAATTTAAAAGTTATACAAATTTGCTATCATTTAGATAAATAAAGTGTTATAAGTTAGTAGTAGTAGATGGATTCGAATGCTATCAAAGAAAAGTTAACTAATTTAGGATTAAGTTATTGGATACCGTCAGTGCATGAATTTTTGTTATTTGTGTGTTTTATAGGAATTTTTATTATAACTGTATACTTATTTCACTATAATTCTATTCAAGTGGAAGTGAAAAAAAGTAGATGCTTTAAGATGACAGATTCATCTGCAATGCTTGGAAATTATTCTGTAACCGCTATGAATGCTAATAATGAAAATATGTACAAGGTCAATTACGATCTCGACGCAAAACAAACAAATTTGGAATGTGCTTGCAATCCAGGAAATGTCGTGAACACATTTAATAACATTCACATATATGATTTACAGGCTCAACAAGACAGAAACTTTGATAAAATATGTCAATGTGATAAGATGTTGACAGGAGTAGATGGCAGTGTATATTACTCTGGCTATCCTGCCATAATTAGATATATGCGAAACGGTGATACTTCCTTCTTTGACAACAAGCTGTAAAGCGCTGCGAAAGCGAAGCTTAATTAGTTAATCCAACGGAATCGAATGTCGTTTTTAGTAACATGTATTGTTCTGGTGTCCATTTTTTAGTGGGATATTTTATATTAAATTGAAGAATTAGATTTCCGCTGTGCGATCCTTTGAACACCGGCAGACCCTTGCCTTCAATTATATATTTCTTTTCTGGTTGAATTATGGTAAACCTGGAAGTGTCGATATTTATGTCACCACCAAAATGTGGTATTGTTATAACTTTACCTAAAACACTTTCGCTAAATGTTATACTTGAATTAAAGAGCAAATCGGCATCTCGTCTTTCAAATAGATTGTGACCTTGTACATTAATATTTATTATGATGTCCCCAGGAATTTCATTTTGTCGTACTGGTTGTTCTCCAAATCCTTCAATAACAATTTGATATCCACTTTGAACCCCCTTTGGTATATCTATTTCCACTTTCTTCTCTTCGTTCTTTTTCCCATTTACACAACTGCCACAAGAACCACTGCTTGACATTCCCGAACCTTGGCATTTATCACAAGGTCGCGTCATCATTTGTGTAATAAAGCCCATGCGTCTCATATCAGTAATCTGCCCGCGTCCTTGGCATTGCCCACATTCGCGTTGACACTTAAAACAATTTTTCGATACAGAAATTTTAATTACTTTTTTCACACCAAAATAAACATCGTTTAGAGTAACATTTATATTATGCATAATGCTATTTCGCTTTTGCTGACCCATACCCATTCCCATTCCACCCATTCCAAAGTCAAAACCACCTCCGCCGAAATTATTGAACATTCGCGAAAACATTTCATTAATGTCGTGCGGTGATATTCCGTTTCCAGCATCTCCATCATCACCGAATTGATCGTATTGTCGTTTTTTTTCGGGATCACTTAATACAGCATAAGCATTTGATATTTCTTTGAACTTTTCAGGATCACCTCCCTTATCGGGATGATTTTCCATCGCTAGTTTTCGATATGCTTTTTTAATGTCATTTTCATTTGCGTCAGGTGAGAGTCCTAAGCTTTCATAGTTTTTATAGGTAACCATACTTAACCATTTTCTCTTGTGATTCTTTTAAGTACTTTTACAACTACAACTACGTTTTACTTTAAACTACGTTTTCGTTTTACTTTAAACTACAACTACGTTTACTTTATAAACAATTGATTGACTTGTGCGTGATGACGAGCTATCATTGCGTCTCTTTCTGCCACTTTTTTCAGTCGCTGCGCTTCCATTTGTTCTTGTTTTAATTTCAATTCGTTGCGCCAACGTAATTCGGCTTCTGATGCAGATTTATTAGTTTCTTCATCACGCAATGTTTGGTATTCTTCAACTGAACGATAATTTTTGCGTTTCTGAACTTCTCTGGGATCTACCAAACGTGTTGTGGTGTGCGCTTTAAGATAATCTGTGTATTGTAATCCTTTTTTCGTTGTATCAGTGTAATCATCTGGTTTTCCAGAACCTATTTCAGTAAACTGAAGTTTTTTGGAGAGCACTAATGCGTCTGGTTCTTGATAACGTGTAAGTTCAGTTTGAGGTTTTGGCGGTTTCATTAATGTAACACTGTCAAATACCTTATTAAAAGTCTGATTTTCTATTTTCCCCTTTCCTTTAAACAAATTGTCAATATTAATGTCCTCTCTATTCTTACCTGTAGATTCTGCCATTATGTGTCCATAACCAGCCGACGATTCATCAAAATCGACCTTGTTCTCGTCAAACGCTTTATTGAAACGATCGATAAAATTTGTTCCAATGTCTGGAATGGGTGTTTTTTTGACATTAGAGACATATTCTTGATATTCTTTTTTGAGTTCTGTATGCGGTCGATCTATGCTTCTTGATTTGTATTCAATAGCCAATTGTCTGAATAAATCTGTTACTCTATTAAATAATATTTCGGATCCGCCTTTATCCGGATGTACTAATCTGGCTATTCGTTTATAGGAATCTTTTAGTTCATCCCATTCAAAGTCCTTATTAAGTCCGAATACTTCGTATGGATCTAAATCGGTGTCACTCCCGCTTTTTTGTGCCTGTAAGTACTTGTTGTAATATTCTTTTTGCTTTGTTGCATTATTGCCCATATTAACTAAACCACAAATATTTATTTTACTTAAATGCATTTATGCATTGGTTGGCATTTATGCCGCGGCAAAAAATGAATTACTCAAAAATGATTTAAAGAATAGAACGGTTTCATTAATGTATCTCAATACTATCGGATTGTTAGGCGGATTGATAAATACATCTTCGGGGATTCCACAAATTATCAAAATGATTGAAACCAAAAAAAGTGACGACTTGAGCTGGGGAACATTGAATCTAGGTTTTATTGGACTAGCATTAACACTAGTATACAGTATCGGTACAAAACAACCTCCTATTTACATCCCTATTTCAATCAGTCTAATCGAAAATACTATTATTCAATATCTAAAATTCCATTACCACAAGAAAAGTCCCGAATACGTTTCACTCGATTCAATTGTAGTAAATCCGTGAAAGGGAGTCCTTTTAGGACTCTTCCCTGAAAGGGAATCCCAAAGGGAATCCCAAAGGGAATCCCAAAGGGATTTAAAAGGATTGTGTTTAACTGCATTTAAGATGTCTTCTTACACAATCGTCGTTTGCTTGAAGAACAATACACATAACTCTAATACAAATAATATCACCAGATTCGCTGAAATAGGAATGAAAACATTCGATAAATTTCTCGACAAATCGAGTTTAAGCGAGTTTATTATTATTTGCCCTTCAGGTGAAGTTCCTTTTGTAAATGAACAAATTGTTAATAAGTACCCAGAATTTCCATGGAAAATCTATAACGATTCTCAATTGTTAGATAATGGTGTAAGTGCAGGATGGGCTAAACAACAACTTTCAAAAATGGCAATTTCTCAATTAGTCAAAACTGAACATTACCTTATAATAGACGATGATACCTACTTAACACGTAAATTTGACTACAACAGTCTTTTTGCTTCAGATGGAAAACTACGAATGAATAAAATTAATATTGATTTTCCTTTTTTCTTTTTGTGGAGCAATCAATTGCTTGACTATGATTTTGACTTAGTTCAAAAAGCAGAGTATGTTATGGGTATAACTCCTGAAATATTTCACACTCAAACTGTTAAAGATATCATAAAATACCTAGTCACAAAATACGGAAAAAATAAACAATGGCAACTTAAACTTGAAAAGAACAAATTTACCGAATATGGTGTTTACTGGATTTGGTTATTGAAACAAGGAACCTACAAAGACCTGTACACTTCCACTTCTGAAAAACTATACGACCACGCCGTTACAGACTCAACAATGGATCTTAAAGAACGGGTCAAAGCAGCATTTACCGACAGCGACAGCGACAGCGGAGCGCCCGACAGCGGAGCGCCCGACAGCGGAGCGCCAAACAGCGGAGCGCCAAACAGCGGAGCGCCGCCCTTCTTCTTCTCGTTTATTCAAAGCAGTCTCGATTATCCAATTTCAACTATAAAAAATGAAATCGAGTTACATCTGTGAAACAGATTGTAATGTAAGTGTGCAACCGTTATGGAAGAATCCGTTGACCAAAATAATTACAATTCTGTCAAGTAATTGTTTTATAGATAACCCAATATGATATCCAAGCTCAACTGGAACAGCATTGCCTATCTGTTTGTACTTACTCGCCATTGAACCATAGAGTTGATAATCATCTGGGAATGTTTGAATTCGAGCATATTCTCTAACAGTCAAGGGTCTAGTTTCATCAGGGTGGCATCTTTCCGTTTGTTTTTGTGCTGGACTTGTTGTTAATGTTAAACATGGTTCATCCCAGCTAATTCTTCTAGCAATACCTCGTTTTCCTCCTCCACTATTAAACGAAGCTCCCATATATTGCTTTTGTATGTCTTCTGGTAAGTCTACCCAGCAGGTACTAACCGCATTATGTCAGCTTTCTTTTGAGGATATTTTTCTCCTTCTGATGCAGAACAATTTCTTAATGCGTCTTTCATCGTAGGTTTATATGCCATTGGTTCAGGATATTCATATACACTAGTTCTATTTGTATCAGATCTAATTCCGATAATAATAACACGTTTTCTTTTTTGCGGCACACCAAAGTCATTTGCATTAAGAATCTTAACATTAGTAACATAAACAACACGATTTGTTGTAGTTCGATGTAATAAACTTAAAAGATGTTCTAATGTTTGACCATTGTTGTGCGTTGTTAAACCAACTACATTTTCAATCAAAAATACTTTTGGTTCACATTCATCTACTAAACGAATAAAATCGTTGAACAAAGTACCTCTAACATCTTGTAATCCTAGTCTTTTTCCAGCTTGACTCCAGGCTTGACACGGAACTCCTCCTGCTAGAATGTCAATTTGGTGTAGATATTCATTCAAATGTAAAATTGAAATTTTTATTTAAATGTATATAAATATATAATTAGTTATAGTTCTAGTATGCCAAAAGGATTAGTTCAGCAATATGCGAAAGATCCTAAACAGTTCTTAGATACACACTCAGTAGAAGACGTCGTATCAATTTTACGCGAAGCAAAGCACGCTTTTTTCAACACTGATAAACCTGTGTTAACTGACAACTTATATGACATTGCAAAAGATCATCTCGAAGTTGTTGCCCCAAAACATCCTTTTCACAATGAAGTTGGCGCAGATGAAGCTGTGAAAAAAGTAAAATTACCTTATTGGATGGGATCTCTAAACAAAATTAGAGACAGTCAAAAAGAAATAGAAAAGTGGGTAACAACTACCAATTCATCATCTGTTGTTGTGTCTGACAAATTAGATGGTAATTCGGCATTACTTGTCTATAAAAAAACAGGTAAGATATGTCTGTATACACGTGGTAATGGAGTTGACGGACAAGATATCTCAAAATTGGTTAAAATGATGAAACTGCCTGACTTGAAAGCGAAAGCGGAAGCAGAAGCGAAAGGTGACACGAAAGCGAAAGCGAAAGGTGAATTCGCGGTTAGAGGTGAACTTATCATTTCTAAAAGTAAATGGAATACCAATTTGGGTGCAAATGCACGAAATGTTGTTGCAGGTATCCTACATACGAAAACACCTGATCCGCAAGTTGTGCAGTTAATTGACTTCGTCGCATATGAGATAGTAAATCCTCGTGTAAATACGATATCTAAGGATCTTGAACAATTAAAACAATTAGGATTTAATACCGTTGAAAATAACACATTTGACGCAAATTCTCTTTCAAGTGAACTGTTGTCAAGCATTCTGTTACAAAGACGTAATAAAAGCCCTTATGAAATCGATGGTATTGTTATATATGACAACACTACGTCACACCCTATCCCGAATTCTACAAATCCTAAGTATGCATTTGCATTTAAAAGTGTTCTTACACACACCGAAGCTGAAGTACTTGTAAGTTCTGTTGAATGGAATGCCAGTAAAGATGGGTATCTTAAACCAATTGTGCATTTCAATGAAATTTCTCTGGGTGGTGTGAATATTCAAAAGGCTACTGGATTTAATGGAGCTTTTATTCGAGACAACAAAATAGGTCCTGGTGCAAAAATTGTAATCATTCGGTCTGGAGATGTTATTCCGCACATTACAAGAGTCGTCATTCCCGCAGAAGCACCTCAAATGCCCGAAGTTAATTATCATTGGACTGACACTAATGTAGATATCGTTCTTGATTCAGATACCGAAGGTAATACAAACACCGACGTTATTATTAAACAATTAACACATTTCTCTAAAACGATGCAATTAACTGGTATCTCAAATGGTATTATTACCAAACTTGTAAATGAAGGAAACATTAGAAATATTAAAGACTTACTGGGTTTAACATTAGCTGATCTCTTGAAGATATCTGGATTTCAAAAGGTATCTGCAACTAAGGTACTAACGTCACTGCAAACTGTAAAAAGTAATGGGTTATGTGTGGATTTAATGGTTGCAAGTGGTATATTTGGAAGAGGCATGGGAACCAAAAAGATAGTTGCAATAACTGACACCTTTCCGGAAATTTTAAGTAGTCGTGTTGTACCATCGGTAAGTCAAATAGAATCTGTACCTGGTATTGGAAACAAAACTGCCATCGCTTTCATAGAAGACCTTACCAAGTTTTTCATGTTAATTGACTCTTTAGACATTAAGTGTAAGTCTAAGCAAAGCGATAGCCCACAAAAGAAAATAGACTTTAGCAACCAAAAAATAGTTTTTACTGGATTTAGAAATAAAGAATGGGAAGAACAAATTAAACTTGGTAACGGAAGTGTAGTTACAAGTATAACAAAAAACGTAACAATGGTTGTTGCAGCAGATCCAAATGATTCTTCTAGCAAATTAGTTAAAGCTCGTGAACTTGGTATCAAAATTGTAAGCAAAGAAGAATTTGCGGCTCAATTATCTTAAGCTTAAGCAAAACACACGCAAATGCTGTTAGCACTCTGCTGTTTCGTAGCAATAAAATTCGATCATGAAACTTGCGTTATCTGTTCCTAGATCATATAAGTCGCCATTGCTGTCATAAATATTTACACGCAGTTGCTGAATACGTGCTTGTGTTTGTAGTAATGGATACATGTCGCAATCATTGTTTATATTAACGGAATTTGGAGTTCTATTTGACATTAAAACAGCTGTTGCTCGATTGCTAACAGAATCAAAAGAACTAATAGCTTCTAGATTTGTAATAGACAAAATCAGATCTGTATTATTTACAGCAGAAGCAGCTATTGTACTTGTTGCAACATTTAGGTATCCATTGTAATTTTGTGCAAGGTTTGAGGGGGCATGTCCCGATTTATACAGGTAAACACCCATTCCTACAGGATATCCTAATTGTTGCAAAAGTCTGCAAGGTGGTATGGAAACGTAATTGGTACTTGTAGAAGATATAAAAGAAAACTGTGCCAATTGTGTGACAGGATCAAAAGTGAATTGAACACCGATCGCATTGAACTTTTGGTTTAATGCAGTCATAAGGGTTGTTAAGTCCTGCGAATAATCACCGCGATCTATAACAATATTTCCACTACCTGCAGATGATGTGTATGGTATAGTATTATTGTTACTATTTATTAAAGGTTCTGGAGTGTATTTATAGCATCTTACACGAACTCCGAATACATTTTTGATCGTCATAGGTAAAAATATGCTAAATGTACTGGCACTTGGAAATGCTGTAGTATCGCGATGTGATGTTGAAAGATATACATTTCTTGTAACTACCGTTTTCGAATTTTGCATTACTTACTATATTTTATTACTTTATTTTTAATTTTTTTGATTTAACACAGACACAAGAGTTACTGTGCTTAATTAGGCTGTGCTTACACTTTGTATAAGTCTTTCTATTTCGGGTTTACCTATTTCCATGTCTATACCTGTGTATACAACTAATTTATCATCGTTTATTTTGGAACAATGTTTACGGTGTTTGTCTTCAAGATACAAATGAACCTCTGAAGATTCCTTAAACCCCAAAGTTTTATAATATTTTACTAGCTTTTCAAGGTTAGC